AAATTATACCTATTTCTTCATTCTCGATAATTTATATAGTTATAACGTTTTATTAAGCTGCTGTAAAATGCACGATGAGTGTAACCGTTGCTCCAAGAAGCGCTGTTGTAAGATTACTCAATATCAATGTCTTATTATTAGCTACGGTTTGCGCGACTGAACTGTTTTGTGGTGCCGGTTTTTGCACTTGGGATTCAATATCACGTAATCTACTTTGATTTTCACGATCATGTGCCGCTTGTATTGATTGCAAAAATGTTGCTTCTTCTTCAGGAGTAACATTTACGATCCTAATATCCTGAGTAGCATAATGAGATTCAAGAATTGCAGGAGAATATGGTCGTAATTCAGGCGTGTTTGGCATAGTATTTGGTCGAGAATCAGACATACCTATAAGAAATAGGGGAGAGAATGTGAGAAATAGCATTTTATTCATATAACACCTCCATAGTTATATAAATCATAACTCTCTGAGGTTTTAATAGATAGAGTATAGAGGGCAAGAAGCAACCCCCTATACCCAAAAGCAGTAGATTATTCTACCACTGATTCTTTTTTATTTTCAACACAATCAGAACAATCTTTTTGTTTAGCCAATGTTGCAGATCGTAACTTACATGTAACCTCAGTTAGATCCTGCATATAAGCAATATTTTGAGCTTGAGAATCTTTAAGTTGCTCTTTAAGTGATTCTATCTCTTTCTTACATGCGCCATTAAAATGAGAAAGTATATTCATTAGTAACCCCTTCTAGACTGTGACATCTCCCTACGTAATTGTTCTTGTAGTTGTGGTGTCAGACCTTCAGAAAACATATTTGCTTTTGATAATGGAGTATCACCAGATTGAGTTGAAATTGCCGCAGGCGATAAACGAGGTTTATTTGCATTTTCTTGCATACGTTTACGCTCAGGCGTCATAGGAATTTCTTCTTTATGTATACCCAGATTCTTAATCATCGTATATGCGCTTACTGCTTTACTATAAAGATCGGGGTTAGAATTAAGCGAATTTGCTAATTCTGGGTAAGTATACGAAAGAAGATCTATATTATCTTTTGAAACAACTTTATCAAAATCAGAAAATTGAGCTTTGAGTTTAGACTCAGTCACGATGTTCTCAATTTGTTGCTTATAATCGCGTAATTCTTGTTGTTGCTGCTTGAAACTTTTCTTAATCTTATTAGCTACTTTACCATCTACAAGATCATCATCATTCACATTGAAATCAAGATCTTCTTGTGTAGGCTGTTCAATTTTCATCTGTTGTTTTTGTGCTTGTTGATTGAAATTCTCACGTTCAATTAACTTACGCATCAGTTCTTGGTTTTCACGCTCAATACGTTCTTTAGCAGCTTTGAGTTCACTAAAAGATTCTGCTGGTGTCTTGCGGTGTGCCATTGCCGGTGGAGTTTGAACTGGCGCTATCTCTTCTTGAACTTCTTCTTCGTGATCGTGATCATGTTCTTCAGAGTTCGAATCCGATTGGGGTTCCTGTTCAACTTGTGTTTGTAATTGCCAATTTGGGTGTTGAGTAGGTTGTGAAACAGAGTAAGTTTGTTCCGGTTCAGGAGTAACCTGTCCTCGTGGCTGCGTGGTAGACATCTTCGCTACGGGATTAATTTCTGGGTGAGGTACTATGACTCCAGCTTCTTGCATCATTTTATCTGCGTTCTTTTGCATGGCTTGCATTGCTGAATCTGAAACATGTGGTAGTGAATTGATATCCATTAGGCTCCTAATATTATTTTTTTATCGTCTAGTAATACTGAATCTACTTTTTCACCATTAAATTTCTTCATGAGTCTCCATAGATCTCCACGAGCATACATGGCGCAATAGTTAAGAAGTTGCTGTTCTGATGCATGCACTTGCTTAAAGTTCTCTAAAAGATGAATGATTGCATCCTCTGGGGGCAATACCCAGATAAGGTCTATGCGACCATCTCCTTGTCTATATTTAAACAGCGTTTGATCTGGAGCAGGCTGAGGACAAGCTTTATGCACAATCATAATATGCGGCCGGAAGGCTTGCTGAAGAACACGCTCATGTTTTTGAAGAACCTCAATATAGAAATCTTCTTTAGTATATTGGCATTGTTCATCTATGGTGCGCATGAGTTTAGGCATATAATCTTCGCACATGGCGGCGGCAAGCTCCATTACGGGTATATTACCTGTTTCTTTATTAGTGGCATTATCGATTATCTGCTGACCAACGGTCTTTTTTACAGTCATACTCTCTTTCGGGGATAAGATTATGACGGTATATTAGCACGATGTAGATATAAATAGAAACCCACATGATTTTTAGGCCATGTGGGAAAGTAATAAAGAGAGGAAAATAGAATCTATTTCTTCTTGCGAGATTTCTTTTTAGATTGACCGCTTTCTGAAAGACCGATAGCAATAGCTTGCTTAGGGTTGTTCACAATAGGACCTTTTTTGGATCCACTACGAAGTTCACCTTCTTTAAACTTATGCATTTCTTCTTTCATGCGTTTCTTTTTAGCCTTTTTAGGCGCTGATTTAGTTAAGATGGGCATTATTTGCCTTTCTTCTTACGAAGTTTACCCAGCGTTTCGGCCAAGCGAGCACGTTTACCTTCTTTTCCGCCAGCTTTTTCAGCTTTTTTAAGCTTAGCTTTAGGAATTTTCTTACCTTCTGGAATATGTAGTTCTTCGTGAAGGGCGCCAGGCTTCTTTATAGCGTCGGCTATCCAATTCTTCTTTGCCATTACTTACATCCGCAATCGCTATGTTTTTTCATAGGCATTTTAGATTTTTTATCTTTTTTTTCTACTTTTTCGATCTTAACGATCTTTTCTTTTTTGATCATTGGTTTTTTCATATTATTCCCAATCGCTATCTAATTTTTTACCGGTGTTTTGATTATACATTGCTAAGCGCTCTGGGTATTCCCATGCGTTAAATTGCTTATTAATAACTTTTCCCGAAAGATTCGCCATCGCATTTGGATCTTCTTGGATTCTGCGCGAGTCCATAAGTTCCTGCTTGCGGCGCGGGTCTACATTATCAATCGGATCAATGTAATTACCAGCGTATGCTTTAAATTTCATAGTATCTCCTATGGAGCGGGGCACCACAATTGGCACCCCATCACCAGAAATATCAGTATTAACGAACAAGTCGCGTATCTTCGTAAGCCAATCGGCGTTCGAGATCATCTTGCTTCTTACCACCTTGGTAGATGAAATTTTGGGGTTTTCCCAACACTTTCCATGCTACTTTGGTTCCTACATTCTTTGGGTCTCGGGGCATCGCAGCCATTATAATCCCCTTAGTATTTGTGCGGATTGAAGGTTTTACGACGTTGTGAGTCATCGCCATTCATTTGCTTGTCAACCCCATTTATTGTGTCATCAAGATCTTCTGGCATGTAAGGGCCAGTTCTTGGATAAGCTTTAATCATCACTTCTTGTGGAAGATTAGCAATAGCTGAACGATCTTCGCGGATCATTCCACCATCTTGCATTTCTTGTGTACGACGACCTTCCATGCCCTCATACATTCCATCTGAATAATGTCTTTTTGCCATAGTGGCTCCTAGTTACTGCAAACACCCATATGGGCTGCAAGGGTAGTCCTCTAACTATCTTTAGAGTTCTCGGCTATCTTACCATCATGTAGTTGTTGCTCAAAATATTTTCTTCTCTCGATAAAATTGTGGTAGGGGGAAACACAATGTTTAATCCCACATCGTTGGTTAAGCGTATCTTTTCTCGTCAAAGGGGAATGAAATAACTCATAAGTGATTCTATGGGGCGCCCTTAAAGAAAATGATCGTACAGCTGTAGGAGCCGGAGTCCCATTTGGTCTAAGAGACCCCGTCCAGGTCCAACATTCTGTCAAAGAATTATAATTATTTACGTGGCAACCTATATAACATATCTCAGAACACCACGCTCCACTTATTCCATGATTTCTAAAGATTAATTTACCACAAATAATACATGGGAATTCTTTTATTCTTCCCGATTTTCTACACCATGCAGTAAAATTTGCATTCATACATTTTCTACATATATTATGACGCATTTTATTAGCAGTTGTTAACGGGTCATTGCACTTACTGCAATTAGTTTTCTTTATTTTCATGTAGTTGTTGCTCAAACTTTTTTGCTATAAATTCTTGGAACTTCTCTGGCGTCATATCAGGGCGTTGTGCATGGACATACTGTGAACTTAGATCAACTGCACGTTCGCGTGGAGCATCTGGGTCTTCTACGAGCGCGTAAACTTGGTCAGCAGTAATAGGTTCTTGTTGTTCCCATTTTGTAAGATATTGTTCATCAAAAGATAAAATCATATGCCATTTAGTGCTCAGTTTTTTTTTAATCACTGAGTTAAGTGAATCTTTAAGGCAATCAGAAAGTAAAAGCTTTATGAACTTCTTCTTCTCGCGTTCATGTTGTTTCTGTTCTTCTTTAGTAGTTGGTGGCGTAAATTTATATTTTCTATCTTTGTAATCTATATCAAAGCCAATATGCATAAGAGATAGATTCTTATCAAGTGTTTCGTAAACTGACTCGATGCCGTCTTGTATATAATTAACATATTCTTCAAGAAGAGAAGAGTTCCTGTCGGGAAACTTTTCAAGTAATTCTTCATCGGTGAAATTGGGTGCCAATCTTTTTCTAACTTCTGAGGGCTTAAAAAATGAGGTTGTATTATTTTCCATAAGTTCTTTCGGGTGAACTACTTAATTCAAGAGGCTTGTTGAGATGCCGGCGAGGCTGAAACTGCTGGAGATGCTACTGCTGGAGCAACTGCTTGATTCTTGAAGACTGATTCTCCTAAAGAGATTAAATTCTCTGTAAGCGAAATGAATTCGTCAATGTTCTGTGCGTTGATATTTGAGGCTATCGACTCAATTAATTGTAAGAATGCCATGGTATCTCCTAAGGGTTAGATGGCAGCCGCCGTTGGTTGCATCGGTTGGGCTGCCGGAGTAGTGATATTTTCTTTTTCTTCTGCTACTGAGTTTGCTTTCATTGCATTCGATAATGTCAGTAACTTTTCAATATTGGCGATGTCGAGCGAATCAAGCTCCTTAAGTGCTTTGACAAGATTAAGGAAGCCGATATCTTCGTCTTTAACCGCTTGAGCCCTACGCTCTTCCGCCAGCGCCTGATTCTCTTGAACACGAGACATTCTTTCAACGCCAAGTCCTTCATCTGCAATAGAGCGAGCTTTAGCGAGTTGGGTATCAGCTTGAATCTTCTCCATTTGGACTTGCATTTGAATTTGTTGCATCTGTGCTTGTTTCTGCTCATCTTGCTTAATAGCATCAATAAGTTCTTTCTTATTAGTGATAGTACAGGCATCAAGCAATACGGAATTTGGAACCGGAACATTGAGTTCACGTAATTGTACAAGTTGTGCAAATTGCATCTGTTTTTGCGTAGTAGTGTTGAGGCCTTCCTCAACTGCTGCCCCATATTTACCAAATGCTTTTTGATAGAACTGTGCCGTGGGTTCTGCACCTTCTAAGATCTTCTTAACTTTACCGGGCATGTAATTAGCTTGGATGATATCTAAAATGACATTACCAAGCAGTTTCTGTGCAAAGTCTAAGTTATCAAAAAGAACTTGGAGTGTAGTAAGACCTGCGCCTTGCCTAAGCATAGATAATATACCAGCTTTATCATCAATGGCTGCACCCAATAATTCCTCGTTAACGCCACTGATCTTCATAATTTCATCAGCAAGAATTTTTGAAAGCTCAATCATCGATGGTGGTACTTGAGCCGGATCAATGCGTTCAACATCGGTCATCAATGCGTCATCTTTAAGTGCAAGACCACGCCCCTGTCCCGTTAAGAATATATCCTTAGGATTGACGAGCGCGTTTTCTTTGTATTTAAACCCAGAGTTTATTTGAGACTCCAAAATATCAAGCTCAATTGCTTTACGCCTATTGTAAAGATATTGCGCATCGCGAAGTCCGCGAACGACCCCACAGACTCGATAAGGCATGTAGGGCATTTGCGGATTGTAGTACGAAAACACTGGAACGAATGGATATTTATCGATACCTAATGGATTTGGCCCATGGTAGAAAACTTTATTCTCAATAACAATAGCTAATCTGACAGTTGGAATAGATTGCTTGATAACTGAAACCGTAGGATACATTTGAAGATAAAGTTTCAATGCCTCTTCATCTTTTCCAGTCCATTCCATAGATTCACCAGTTTCAGAATCAATCAACATTCGTTGTTCCCTGAAATCTTGGTACCAGAATTCGTCATAAGTAAGAAGATTATTTACTGACCAAGAATAGCTCTCAGGCATAAATTGAAATTTGCCATCACGGCCAGAGCCTGAATCGTGTGTCATGAGACCAAGTATCTCATCTTCATATTGTGGCAATATAGATATAATTTGGCGCTTATTCATGAATTGTCTGCGTAAGACACCGCGACAGTCAGAAAGATCCATCTTACGGAAATAGGGATCAATTAAGAAGCTATTGTAATCACAGTTATCAACTTTAATATTCCCTGAAACCGGATCACTTCGAAGATCGTTCCATACATATAATAAATTCATACCAGTTACTAAAGATCCATGGAAAGATTTAGAAATAGTTTCTCCAAGTCCTTCGTTGCGGTCTATATGCATGAATATTTTAGTGAATTGATCTGCCGTTTCTGCATCACCATTTTCTATGGGAGTAGCGATAGTGGATTTCCGGTTTCTGCGTTGATAACCAGATATCATATTTATTACGGGTTTTATTCTATTGAAATTGAATTGACGCCTGCGATTTGCGGGTAAATTACCATAAAGATCATTGAAGAATGACTGGTCTCCTGCCTCGTATCGAGTGTCTGTATCGGCTTCTTGCCAAAATGCCTGGTTAATCGTTACAGATTCGGCATAAAATGTCTGAATACGCGCAAGAATGGACTTATCATCGCTATTTTGCTGTAGATACTCAGGCCCTAATTGGGGAAATATCATTACTACTCTCCTGTTTTTTATATCCAGGTGGGGAAAAAGGATAGGGGACAAACCCCACCTGGATTAATTAACAGCTAGTGTAGATTTATGTAGATTTAGAAGCAAGTATTTGTTATCATTTAGGAACCAGAAATAACTATAATAAAAAGAAAAGCGCAGACGTGCGTTAGGTATCGCTTAACACATAAAGCACCGCCCCTTCAGGAGCGGAGATCCGGGTTCGAGTCCTGGTGCCTATTAAAATGTACATCAAGGTGGGTAAGCATGTTTAATATCGAGACACGCCCTTAAAGACTGAGAGTCTCCAGCGCCTTGAATAATTTATCATTGATATGGGCGGTTAAAAATTAACGGGAAATGGAGTAGTAGCTATCTCGCATGCCTTGGGCGCATGAGACCGCAAGTGCAAGTCTTGCTTTCCCGACCAGATATGTTGATATGAGAATTAACAATGACAATAAAATACAACCATTGGACTTTTCTTGAAGATTTAGGAGAGGATCCAAACAAGAAATATCGTTATCTATGGAAAGTTCAATGCGACTGTGGATATATTGGCGTAAGAGTTAAGCGCGATATAATCAAAGGTAATTCAAAACAATGCAAGTCTTGTACTTTAATATCATTATGGGCAACAAGAGTTTATAAAGAATGTAAACCAGTTAAACCGATTGAAATAGGTCATAAATTTGGAAATTGGATTATTGTTTCTAAATCCCACTTCAAAGAAGGTCACTGGGAGTGCAAATGCGATTGGGGGAAGATAAAAGTTCACCCAGAACGATATATTAGATCAGAACTTTCTTCAAAATGCCAGCAGTGCGAAACAAAAAGACGGCGCAAGATTATTATCCAGCGCAAGAGTATATCATTCGCTAAGAAATCGCCTTTAGACGAAGAAGAAGTGGAAGCGTATAATAATAAGATATCCCCCATAAATAATATAAATAGACGATACCTTAAATAATTATAATCTTGAGTTGGCTCTCGTCGTCCAGTGGTTAGGACACCAGGTTTTCAATCTGGTAATCTCAGTTCGATTCTGAGCGAGAGCACCAATTATCTCTGCATAAATTGGCTTAAATCGAAAATATTTCTGATATATTCTTTATGATCATCATCTCCAATGAAAAATGTAATGAATAAGAAGGGCAACGATAACTCGGTTGCTAGAAGCAATATAAGAGCAAAAGGAGCTAGTATTGCCATACATAAATAATATCGCAAATTAATCATATTATCTCAATGCTGGATGTAAAAAATCTTTATCTTTTCTTCTATCTTTAGATTTACCACAATCACATAGTGGTTCGCTCATAATAATTCCATAAAAATGGACACAGCTCTTCTTATGCTTAACGATCTTATCAGGCTCAGGTATATAGCATGGTTCCTTACGGCACGTCCAATTATCTTCACAAGAGGATGAATGTATCTTCATGGCGCGTATGCGCATTTCTTGTTCTTGCTGAGCGAATGCTTTACGCACTGCTTCAACTTGCTTCTTATGATCAACTTCTTTGACAGTATCTGGGATAGCCGTAATAGTATTCTGCGGTTTGTAATTAGCTTTGAAACCTATATTCGCAAGTGATTCTCTAATGAATTTAAATAGTGTCATTTTCTTCCTCAAAAGACATAAACCAGCCTTTTTTCTTCATCCAACCATATATTGAAGTTATGATGGGTATTCTGCTTTCTATTTTAATTAATCTATCTTCAATATAAGATATTCTTCTTATATTTTCATTTACTGTATGTATAACAGTATCTGAAATTTTTTGTTTATTAATCAGTAACACAATAGAATCGCATCTTTCAGAAAGTCCTTTTAATTTATCTTCAGTCTTCGATAATTCTTCCCTTATATCGCGTTTAATTATTGCGACATCTTTTTTCCATTTTTCAGAACAATCACATTTGAAATCAACTTCAACAAGATGTTTCTTCATACGTCTCTCTTTTTATAGTCTTATTATGTGTGGTACATAACGTATAAGTAGCTTCTTCGAATCCGCTGTAAAAGTTATAATAGTTATCTTTGCACTCGGTACAATAGATTGGAGTACCGTATATATCCACTGCGTCTTTTAATTCTTTAAATGGATTCATTTAATTCCCTTGAGGTTGTCTAGCCATTTAGGATTGGTGATACATCCCCAATTTCTTGAATAATTTGGATGTCTTGCACATGTCCATCTAGGCAGTTGTTCATCAAAATAAATGTAATATAAATATTTTGCTTTATATGATTCAACTCCACAGTCGATACATTTTTCTAGTTCAACATTATTCATTCTGGTTTCTCTATTTTATTACATTCAATACACACATAGGGTGAATCTACTTTTTCTGCTAATGCCTTCTCTCGCTCCTCAGGTGAAAGAAAATAGTTGAGCATTCTCACAAAGCATTTATTACATCTAGAACATTTCATTCTGGTTTCTCTGGTAATAGCATCCAATGAGTTATATCTTTACTGCAATCAAATTCTCCAAAAACAACATTATCATAGTCTTCATCGTATTTGCATATTTCTAGTATTTTTCCATCACAGTTGCCACACATGGGCTCACCATAACCTATGAATCTTTTATTCTTTGGCGTTTTTTGATCAACTACCGATATCCAATTCATTCTGGATCAATCGATGGTAATTCAGACCACATAATAGGATAATGAAGCAATTTATCTTCGAACTTCCATCCATCTCGACAACAATAATAGCCTAATGCATAGTAATTCGGATAATTCGGTGATCCCATACGACATCCACAAAGTATTAATACTTCTTTACCCGCCAACGGTAATTGTTCAGAAACTTTAATCCATTTCATAAGTTTTGTTCCTTTCTATCATTCCATTCGCATTCAGGACATTGCCAATAGCCCCCGTACCCCAATTCCTTAACATGAATAATATTACTGAAATTCTTTTTATTTTCCGGCATCCATCCATAATGAGAACAATATTCTATCAATTCATCATGTGACTTTTCAGGAAATGTTTTCGATATTTTTTCATAGATATCTCCACCATCAAAACTAATATTACAATTCGGGCAATGAGTTGGGAGTGCCATTATTTTCTCCAACAATGGCAACCATATTTGCATTCGCCATCACATTTAATAGATTTAACTTTATCTAAGATATCTTGTTCATCTTTCTTGCGCTGGTTAGATAACTTCTGACACCAACCACATCCGCTATCCTGCGGGCACTTAAACAATATGGATTCTTCCATCAAATTTTCATCCTGTCTTGTAAGATAAGTTTCTTCTCCGAAAAAGCCTGTAACGATTCAAGTTCATCTATCGCACCCTTCTTACGGTCTGCCAATAGCTTTTCAAATGCTTGGGTAGTTATAATAACAATTCCCTTAACATTATTATTTAGAATATTTTGAACTTCGAGTTCAGAAGAACCCTTAACAAATATCTTCATATTAATACTCCGGTAAATCTTCACGGAAGAACCCACCCTGTGGCTTATCTCCGTAAACAGCTTCTTTATAATTCTTTTCTATCTTAGCAGCGCTCGAATAGTTTCCACAGCGTGGAAGAGCTGCGCAAAGATATCTCATAGCATCTGCACCATGCGTATATTGATCTTTCCGTGGATAACCACGATATATCCTTCTTTTCGCATCATATTCTTCTTGATAATTCTCTAAACATTTAATAAGACGCGCGCACTTCTTCTCATCTATCCATATCTTGCCTAGACTACGTCGAACACCTTCAATTCCGTCCTCTATGCCAATCTTAACTGGCTCTGTAAACTTCACACCAAGCTCCGCATAAAGCTCGCGTCTGGACAATCCTCGAGATTCTTCTCTTTTCATAACATCATGTGGCGGAAAATGACGCTCGAATATCATTCCATCAGCTTCTTTGTTAGCTATAAACTGCGCAAAGTGGGCAATGAGCTTATCACTCGCTTCGTAATAATCAAAAATTCTTACAATATCCCCAATAACCTGAAAAAATATGATAACGCATGGATCCTTGAGGCCGAAATCCCACGCCGTATATACTTTGTGATATGGTTCCCATGGGACATTGCCGATCTGGCCCTTAAGGTACATCTTAGCGATTAATTTTGCGTAATATGAATGTTCGTCGCCATGGTCAAAACTACACCAATACTCTTGGAGAGCTAATGACTCAGATATCTCACCAGATTCTATTTCTCTTTGTACGTCATGTGATGATATATGTCTTGTATCATCGATAGTTAAGAACTGAACAAACCAATCGGGATTATTTCTCGCGATTTCATGAAGTTCATACATATGGTTCTTGCCACGCGGCGTACTAATGAGCATAACGATACCGTTATTGCCTTTCATGATAGGCATAGCAGCAAGTTTATACGCATTTTCATCAGACATTGCGTACTCAGAGAACACGATCATTTTCGGGTTGGAACCAACGATTGAACGATCATAGTTGTCACTACCAACAAAGCGAATAATTGATTGGTTAACGAGGTATATCGTCATTGTATCATTACGCATTTTGAGTATTAGTTGTGGAGGTATAAAGTCTAAGAAGCCTTCGCCAGTATTGCTCTTACCTTCCCATATAACAGAACGCGATTGGTTCTGTGTAGGAAGACAATAAAGATATAAACCAACTTCTCTTATTGCTGCTCTCACTAAAAGTGCGAATGCACAGAAATCTTTTCCACTTCGCCTCGGATTTATCACTAGAAGCTTACGATATTTGCCGCCTTCTGACGCAATCGCTTGGCATACTGGTAGCTGATATTCTCTAGGCTTAAACTTATTGAGATGTATGGTTATTTCTGTAGACATTAATCTTCTTCCAAAAAGAATATCTTCTTAGTCTTTGTAGGGATTATATTTCTTTTAATGACAAATGGCTTAGGTGGATATATCTCTATTGTGTTGTTCACTTGTAACAACTGAGGTTTATCTTTCTGAAGTCTGCCATCAAGAGACAACGCCAGTAGAACAACATGTAATGGTATATCTCCGATCATTACTCATCCATCCTACAGACAAGATCGCTTCCTTCTTTCATCTGAATATTTCCAGCCCTAATATCCATTAAACGATAAGCAGGCTTTTGCTTTGCCTGCCACCCGCCTTCTATACTATTGAGAGATATAAGTGCTGCATCAAGCGTATACTTCTCATATTCAGTGGTATCAATATCTTTAGACCATTTAATAGCTTCTTTAAGTAATCTCTTGTTGGTTCTATCGATACTAAACGTTTCTTTAGCGAGCTTATGAATATAATTAAGTACGCGCTTTATCTTGTATGGAGATAGCTTAAACGCGTTTCGATCAATTCTTATAATATCTACTGGCTCAAAGACTACATAGTTTCTTGGGTGAAACTTAAGAGTGCATCGCTTACGTGCTTTAACGCCTTCGTTATACCAATACATTTCTGCCGGCGTGCGTCTGCGCTTCTTCATGCGTATTATTTTAACCATTAACTATATATCCTTCCATGCAGCAGTAACAGAACTCATCTTCAAAATAATATTCTTGTTCAAATACATCTGGGAAATCTACAGGAATAGCAGGATGTGATACAGGCATTAATACCACTATCACAAAGGGGATAATGTTCATTCTATTCTTTCGGGATAGTAAGTGATTTTCTCAATATTTCAATTTCTTTTTCAAGAGTTTCTATTTTTTCAGCTACATATTTAGAGACGACATCTATTTTTTTAGATACAAGCATATTCAGATCAGAAAGCACGAGGATCTTTTTCTTACTTATATCTAATACTTCGTTAATTTTAGTCGCATGTTCTTCTAATCGTTTTTCATGTTCTTCAGCTATGTCTCGTAAGCTTGAAAGCATCTGGTTCTGAAGCTTAGTCATATCCTGATCAAGATTTATTATAAGATCTAAAAAATCATTACGGTTCATTCTATTCTTTCGGGGTCAAAATTATTGAATGGGTTATTAAAATCTAAAATTCTTATCCTTAGTTTGCCACGGCGAGGAGTCATAAACTTCTCGTTACCTCTTCTTCGTTTTAGCTCCTTAATGGAGCAAGACCTGCATCGCTTGGTGAATCCTGCAACAAGATCATAAAGCCGCATTTCTTTTTGGTGCCCACATTCGCATTGGGCTTTTATCATTCTGAAGCCTCTCTTGCGATGGGGTAACTCTTCGATAATAGTCCAGCTATAATATTTCTTTTCCATCATCAGCCTTCTGTGCAAATGGAGGGATTACGATGTTAATCTTAGAAGCATGTTCAGTTTCTTCTTTAGAGAGCTTAGACTCCCATTCTCTGTGTTTCTTCCAGTCTTCATGGTTCTTCTCTAAATAACGAGAGGCAAATCTCTCTTTAAGCCTATGAAACTTCTTACTTGGATCCATCAAGAGAGCACCGGTTTCTTGCTTACTCTTTATAATAGCTACTCGTGCTTCGTAAAGAGCTGAAAACTTCTTATTTCTCTTTTCCCATCTTTTTGTATCATCTCGGGAGTAACCCCTCTCTTCGAAGAATCTGCAAATGGTTATATCATCTTTATCATTTAAAGCAGATTCGACTGAATGTTGCCCTAATTGTTCAAGCATAGTATCAGAGATTGGTTTCATTTTGAGTGTAAAAATATCGAAACGCTCTTCAAAAAGGTTTTTTGACGCATCTGAGGCATTTAGTTTAGTATGAGTAGTCTTTGCCATTATTTACTTTTAAGGTTAGAAAATTTATCAAAAAATACTTTATGTTCTATTCCTCGGGGAGTGTAACCGCTATTGGTAAGTTGATAAGCATACAGGAAATTTGTTTCATTATTTTTCATAACATGATAAAGCCATGCTTCTCCACCAACATCTTCGAGGAACTTTTTCATGTCTTTTTCTGCATTTTCTTTAAGTAGATCTTGTTCCGCAGCAGCTATTTTGTTTTTTTCGCGTTTTATGGCGTTTAATAGGTCAGCTACTTCATCTTGGAAGTATCTTTCAACACACCATAAAACAATACTAAGTATTAGTTTTCTAAAAATCACTTAAGCTCCGTTATAGTAAATTCTGTTCTGGGTATAAGATCATATATCTTCTTTACTGAAATTGAAGCGATAATACAATCGTCTTTTAATAATACAAATTCATCGTTAATAGTACGCATAGACGCTACATCTAATGTAAATTTACAAAGGTTGTCAGCGTCGGGCTTAAAAATGTGATAAGTGCCCACCATCTCATCTCTTTTCTTAATAGATGTCTTTGGTATACGCATATAATAGATAGCTTCTAAGTGGCATGGTCCAGAATATAATGGACGATCACCATGTTGACGGCGAAGATCATTAATAATTACATGCTTAGTGTGCTTTTGGGAATCATACACAAATCGCCCAGGACCGCCGATACGTGGTCGAGCAAGTGGTACGGGTTCTCCAGATATAACATAGGTAATAGCGGGCTTCATTACTATTCTCCTAAAGGGATAAACGAATTGCCCTAGTGTAGATCGGATTTTAAAAAAAAACCACTGGGGAAAGCGACTAACCCAGTGGAGTAGTAAGTAGTGCCATGCACGCGGGATCGATACGGCGATTATTCTAGATCATCTGATTTTCTTTGTAAATCTATTTGATTCTGTGCCCTATCTTTTAATATCGTCCAATAAAGATGATCTCTGGGAAGATCATGAACAGATACTGAGTCTTTCACTTCCTTAGCTTTTCCATTTTTATAGAAATTAATGATTTTACCATTCCAGCCGGTACTGACATGAACTTTAAATTCACCATTACTAGGCCAAATAAATATGTCGCATTCGCGGCAATATGGATTTAACCCGATACTTTCTTTTTCGTCAAGCACCATATGACCAGACCATGGCGCTCCACAAATACATTTTAAAACATTTTCTTTTCTATTCTTTTCCATAATTTCCTTCGTAATAGTCTACAATTTCATCAAAATCTGTTGGTGATTGCATAGCCCACCATTTATCATCGTCATTAGATACTACAGTAATATCTATCCGTTCGGTAGTAGGTTGTTGTGGTTCAGTTATAAAAGCTGCAAGTAAGTTAGGCAATGATTGCCATGCGTTAAGCCTCTTAGCTTCTTGTTTAGTCTGCCCATAAGTAGTAGCGATGCGTTCCTGAGTTCGTTTATTATACGCTTGCGTCTCTAACATTCTGACCTTTCGTGATTCAGGGCTATCAATTACGGGAACAAACGGCTTGTGTATCGGTGATGACTGTGTGTTAGTGTTATTACTTCGGTGCTTATTATCGGAAACGTAATTGTTGTGTTGTGTTTTTTGTAAAGAAGTAGAGGGATTTTGCATCTTTTTACGCAGAATACCAAAGAGATATCCCGGCTTATTTTCGATTTCAGTACTTTTCGCTAATATGCGTTCAGCTTCCAGTACCATATTTTCAGGATAACTACTAAGCTGTTCTTGTTGGTACGCATTCAAAGACAACTTTTCCACTAATCGTTTTGCAATAGGACTCAAATCACTCATACTAAACTCCTTTTTTTCTTCAAAATTCTTATTACTAATTATTCCTTTAATAGTATTGTCTACAAATTTTGCATTTGAACCTGTAATTAGCATTCCAACAGACAAAATAATATTCATTAAAGTGGGTATATATTTCCTAAGGGCTACTCGTACCCAGAAATCCATTAGCGACGAGGATAGCCTATAAACGCACGAGGTAAAATCTCTCGAGTCTTTCTCTATAAGGCCAAGTTCAACGAGTTCTGTGGTGCATGTAGATACGTAATTGGGGGTACAGGAAACTTTATCGGCAATAGTTTCGCATGTCGGATAGACCACAACATACCTGTTGGTATAATCGGCTATTTTTGTGAGGATTTTTCTTTTTGTCTTAGATAAAGACTTGACTTTATAAATCAATAAGTTAATATTGTTCATATATAAATGACCTTTCGTTGATTGAACTCTTGAAAATCGTTTATGTTACAGAGCGGTGGAAACATCGCTTTTTCTTTCTTTACTTTATCGCCCGTTTCAAGTTTGATAAAAGTTTAAAAATATAGGCTCTGGATAAAACCAGGGCTTTTATTTTAGTGTTATTTCGGTTACAAAATACTCAGTGTACTTTGCCATTCTGCCGTGCACGTCGCACGAACAAATCATTCTATTCTAGATCATTTGTAGTATTTAGCAATATATTGACCTCATATCGCCATTCCCTAAATATTATATGCTTCTCACATTTAGTTTTATCTTTTTTCCGGCATCGTTTTTTTGATTGAATATATTCTTTGTGTGTTATTACAATATCTTTAATAGATAAACTTTTGAGTAGATATTGTCCATGATCGATCAGACAGCATTCATTGGCTCTTAACACCAAAAAAGTATCTCCATCAAATGCCACGAACATATTTATATCACTAAAATTAAAGAACCTTGTGGTGCTAACCCGTTTATTTTCGGGGAAATCTATGGCTCCAATTGTAATATCATTGTAAATAAGTTTTTTCATCTTACTTTCCCCAAAATATTAAGGGTACAATTGCTCTTGTTTTTTAATCCAGTCCTCTATTTTACATAAGACTAAATAAGATGTTTCAACTGTATTTAATCTAAATTGCTTCAAACTAAGAACATTGATACCAATTTCGTTAGCTACTGCCATCCATGGTTTAGGGTTGGCTCTACGCGCTTTAATTAAACGCTCCCTTAATTCATTCTGTTCATTCATAATCATTTCCCTATATTTCTGCTCTTCTATATATTTCTTAAAAACTTCCATAAAACTCCCTTTGGTTGTTAATAATAGTATATATAAAGACTATTTTAAGTCAATTGACATTAGTTATGGTTATGTTAATATATATTAGTGATCTTTGATTGGATTGCATGGACTTGAAGGTGCCAATAGCGCAGACCCGCAACCTTCCGATATATTATTATTACTAACTTATAGGATTTTTATGAAAGTTATTTTTGAATTCAATGGCAAATCAAAAGAATTAGATTCAAATGACATCAAATCAGATGCGGATCTAAAAAAGGCGATATTAGAAGTAGCTAACTCCGAAGAAAAAGATGTAACGCAAGTCCTTGATAATGTTTCAAAGATGGAAAAATTGGTTAAAGAAACTGCTGAAGTACGCGAACACAGAAGGCTAGAAATTGAAGCAGAAGCACGCCATATACAGCAACTATTTAAATCATTCTTAGAAAATTACAACGAATATGCATCATTTATGCAAGATAATGCTATAAAATTCGAAACGCAATCATATGAAACTCCCAATGAGGTCTTAAGTAAACGCAGAGAATATGAACACAATCTTTCTTATAGCTGGCAAAAAATAAAGATGAGCGGTCACCACAAGATATTCTTAAGCGATGTACCTCAACTTAAACCGTTCTGTAAGGCAATGGAACAAGTATATAAAGTTTTCAAGAAGCATAAGGGTGAGTAATGTTCAATTCTAAAGAACTACAAGAACTCGATTTTACCATAGCGGCTCAGATCGAGGCTCGCCATGCAAAAGGCACACAGATCAGCAACGATATAATTGCCCTCGAAAAAAGAATACGTTCGCTACCTATAACATATTATAAAGAAATAGTTCATGAAACTCCACTTATTAATGATGTTATCCAAAGAGAAAGCTTATCATGGGCAGCAGATAAGCACGGCAACAAAAGAATAATATATGATTGTTATAAGCTTCATCCAAATGGATCAACTGAAATCGTATACCGGAATTCGTTGAGTGAGGTACCCCTTCAAATACGTTTAGAATCAGAAAATTTCCTGCCAATATTTTATAAAGGATTGTTAGAATCGCTAAAGAAAGAAATATAATGAACGATAAAAATCTCTTACTGCTAGCAAATATGTTGCTAGGAATAATGGCAACAGGCATAACTGGCAATCAACTTTATCTATTCTTATCAGTTCAAACTGGAATAGTTGCTGTATTTCTAGATAGAAGTGAAATAAAAATAAAATTTAATGTTAATGGCAAACCTGTAGAAAGAGATTAATGATAAACATTTCAGCCATAATACATAAGTTAGATGCCGCAGGATTAGTGAAGAAGCACGCCAAGGGAATTGGTGGCGATTTCGATATTCAAGATCACGGACATATATTAAACAAAGAAGAATTGAAGAGTTGGATAGAGACACTTCATGGATCGATGCCCGATTGCAATGATAAATGCACTGGCTTACATAGATGGAATATCGATTTCATACAATAACATTAGGAGAAAAAGTGGAAGATTCATTACATAAATCAACAGAAAAGAGTATAGAGTGTGCTATTAAATTAGCACTATCTCTTTCAAGCACATTTCCAAGCGAAGAATTTAAACGCATTAAATCAGTTTTAGAAATAATAAATGATAAATTTGAGATATATAAAGATGCTTTTAATGATGTCCTAAAGGATAATCAAATTATAAAAATAGGATAAAAAATGGAAGTAGAGAAAATATTGCAATTTGTAGGCAAGATATATGAAGAAAAGCTCAATGCTTTACTTGCAACTGCAGAAACAATAAATAAAAGTGAAAAAGTACCACATAGATCTGAACAAATAAATGAACTTGCTACTGCATTAGCCGTTGCTCAAAGTCAGATGTCGGTTGCGCTAGAAGATAGCAATAACCCCTTTCATAAATCAAAATATGCTAACTTGGGTTCGATAATCAAAGCATCTCGACCTTATTTAACTAAGAATGGGTTGAGTGTGACCCAACAAGTTATTTCATATGATAATGGCTCAACTATGCTACACACGATCCTGATGCATAACAGTGGGCAATGGATAGAGAGCACCATGCGCCTATTGCCACCTAAGCCAGATCCACAATCTTTAGGGGCATATATAACTTATATGCGTCGTTATTCATATGGAGCGCTCATAAATACTTATCCAGGGAAAGATGAAGATGATGACGCTGAGTCTTTAATGGGAGATTATAGGAATTCTTACGAGAAGGGAACCGCATTGCCAACGCCAGAAAGCTCAACCTTTGAGAATTATGAAACCATTAGTAGAGATCAGCACCAAACGATTAGAAATGCTCTAGCTACTCATCCTGAAATAGGGGTTGAACTTCTTCCTCAATTAAAAATTAGTTCATTTGCTGATCTACCTCGTCATAAATATCAGGAGATTCTCGATTTTATTAATCTTCAGAAATCTATAAGGCCTAAAGCAAAATGATAAATCAAAGAGAATATGAATCATTATTGGAAGAGATGGAAGAGTTCGACGATCTCAAGGAGATTATCTTTCATGAACTTATGACTCAAGGAATACTCATAAATAATATTAGATTGTTGCCTACGGAAAGATATCCGTGGGCAATAACCAGAATGCGTGAAATTATACAAAAACGAAATGGAAAATAGATGGGATATCTTATGTTTAATGTAGGTTTTTTATGTGGTTTAACTCTCGGTATGTTATATACGCGTTATAAATTGAGCGGTTCCTCTTCTCGCGCTATGTATGGTTATACGTGGGACGAATACAATGCAATGAATCATAGCCAGCAGGAAAATGCTCGTAGATTATGGAAGCTCGATAACGATAAAGAAGCTTTCGATAGTATTGAGAAAATGTATGAAGATATATTCAATGAAACTCTAACGCTGCAAAAAGCTAAAGATCATCTAAAGAAATTAAAATTGTATGATTTCAAATATAATCATGATGAATTTAGCTTAAAATTTGAACTTCAAAAGTTTATAACAGATAACACACCTAAGGAAGTTGATGTCACAGAAGGAAAGTAGCTTTGTAAAATTCGTAACTGATTACGAAAATATAAAGAATAAAGAAAATTGGGGTCCTGGCCCTTGGGAAAATGAACCAGTTCAACAACATATTGAAGAATACCAAGGACATTTCCTCGTCTGTAGTCGTAATAGCCTCGGCGCTTGGTGCGGATATATAAATATTCCATCGAATTCAAAATATGTGGTCGAAGACGAATTTGATTCCGAACTGGAAATTCATGGTGGTATAACATGGTCTCAAGCACGCCTACCCTTTCCTACAGGAAATCCTGAAATAGACGAAAAAGAATGGTTTTGGCTTGGATTTGATTGTGCTCATTATAATGACGATACACCAGTCAATGAACATCTGAGAAAATTTAGTGATCAATTAATGATTGATATAGGGAAGCCTGAATTGAATGAAGAAATGAATATGGCAACCAAAACCCTCTTAAGCAGAACTTATAAAACTTTAAATTTTGTCATAAAAGAACTTAAGAATCTAGTTGATCAAGTAGAGAAAGGAAATAATGAAAATAAAAACTAATTATGGTTTCTTTATAATACCAACATGGCCCTTATTGGTTGTGCCACTTGGAGTGTTCGCTTTAATTATGCTATTAAAATCATATTATATAGTTAACCCAGGAGAAACAGGTATTCATTTGCGCATGGGTTCCATGATAGATCAGCATGAAGTTTCAGGAGCTTACTTTAAGATACCCTTCTTTGATGAGGTTATTACTATCAATAATCGAATCATAAAGTCACAGATCGAAACCCAAGCATTATCTCATGATCTCCAGTTTGTTTCTATTGGAGTGGCCATAAACTATAAGATAGAAAATGCTCTTGAGCTTTATAAACTTATTGGCACTCAAATGGAAGAAAATATCATCGATCCATTCTCCCAAGAGAGTATCAAGGCTATCGTAGCACAGTATACCGCTGAAGGATTGATCCAAAATCGCCATGAAGCCAAGGAAAGAGTTGAGCGTGACCTACGACAACGCCTAGAGCCTTTCCATATAACCCTGGTCGATTTTAACTTCGTTCATTTAGATTTCCATAGGGACTTCTTAACTGCTGTTGAAAACAAACAGATTGCCATGCAGTCGGCTATGACAGCTAAGAACCTTACTGAAAAGATCAAAGAAGAGGCTATCCAGGCAAAAACTCAAGCAGATGCCGAAGCTTATGCTATGAAGGTTAAAAGAGAATCAGTTAATAAAGAGACTATTATCCTCAAGATTATTGAAAAATGGGATGGCGTTCTTCCAGTTACTATGACAGGAAATGCATTGCCCTTTTTAGACATCGCCAAATAATGGAGAGAGAAGTAATGGAGATTATAAAACGATACTATAGACCAGGTGAATACGATCAACATGCAAAGGGAACTATTTGCCAAGTTTTAAGTAATCATGGTGATGAGATATATGTTGAATATATTCAACGTTCAGATGATCCAGAAAAACCTCGGTGGGAAAAGATTTAAATTTATGAGATAAGATGAGTAAGGCAATAGAAGACTTAGTTGTATTACAGTTTATAAGAGTATTGCTAGAATCAGGCGATCATAACGAGAGAAAAATAGCCGAATATCTATGGAAAAAATATGAATTTGATAAATAATAAATAAAAAAACGCTTGAAGAACACTCTGCTGTGTTAAAAAAAGACCATGTATGCGACTCCTGTATACATGGTCTTTTTAGAGAAGCTTATTAACATGCAATACATGCAATTATAGTATACTAATTCCGTTCTAAAATTGCGATTCTAGCCTGTAGATCTGCAATTATCTTAGATTGCTTCTGTAACTCATTGAGAAGTAAAACGGGCAGATCCTGGTATTTCACAGAAAAAATTTCGCCTTCGCTATCATGAGCAACAAGATTCGGCATAACTTTATTAACTTCTTCCGCTATGAGACCAACCTGGATCTCGCTAGATGGACGTTCTTTGAAGTTGAATGCAACTGGACGTAGAGACATAATTGAAGAGCTTATATCGCCCATATCAGTTACATTTTCTTTGTATTTGATAGACGAGGAAACTGTTCCCAGTTGGCCCGCAGAATCTATAAGAACAGCTATAGCATTATTATTAACAGTTGTTATACCACGAATTCCCTGAATGAAAGCTTTGGTAAGTGGTCCAGTAAATGAACCTATGCGAAGTGTATTGCTTTCTCCAACTGTACCTCCTATATCACCCATTATCATATTATATGATTCTGAACTTGTATAAGAGCTCCCTGCGGTGTAACCAATGAGAATATTAAATTGTCCTGTGGTTATACCAGTTCCCATTGCTGAATTAAATCCTACTTCATGCCCCAGACCAGTGTTTGCAACACCAGAAGTCAAGAATCCCACAAAATGAGATCCTACGCCAACGTTTGCTCTGGCACCTGCAGTTATATTAGAGAGAGCCGAAGGTCCGACTGCCACATTTCCAACATCTGTTGTACCAGTATTAAAATTACCAGCTGCTTCTCCCACATAAACATTTCGGCCATTTGATGCTGCTGCTCCAGGCCAATTGTGCATAAATGTATTATTATCTGCCGATACAGCAATTAATCCGCTCGTTCCGGTGACGCCTGCGTGTGCTAATAACAGATTGTCCGATTCAGAACCAGTTAATGCACTTCCTGCTAGTTTACCTATAGCGATATTGCTTGTTCCCGTTAATAAAGAAGTTAAAGCAGTATCCCCAATGGCCGTATTTGAACTACCCGTTGTGAGCGCTTGCATTGCGACATATCCATATGAACAATTTCCAGATCCAGTAGTACATGACTGCAAAGCGGCATTACCGAAAGCACAGTTAGATGCTCCAATGGTAAGTTCTTGAAGTACTTGTTGTCCAATTCCTACGTTGAATATTCCAGAGCCAACGGTGAGAGTAGTATTACCTGCAGATGATCCCATGAAAATATTATTATCAAAGAAAGATATGATATTATCAAAACTAGTCCAACGTATCATCTGATTCGTAGCTGGATTAGTAATATCACCACTAAAAACAAGATCCCCTGTAGTCATAGTTATCGCTGGACTACCTGCTGCTATAGGAGTTAAATCACCTAAAATTATTGCATTCTTAAGGTCAACATGAATAGTATTTCCAGAACCAGAAGTATTAATATCTCTTCCGGAGGTACCACCAAGAACATTTAGAACTCCAGCAATCGGTAAAGCTGTTCCAGAATCGGTGGGAAAACTTTGGGCAGCTTGCCCACCGCCAACAAGAGAAGCAGTCAATGTATGGGTTCCTGGATTTCCAGTTATAGTTATTCCAACTGTATCGCCGACAACGTTTATATTGCCGGATAATGGAAGAACAGGGCCACCCGAGTTGGCAGTTAATTCTATAACAGTGCCTGAAGATCCGGTAGATAACATCACCCATGTCGAAACGTTATTAGCTTTGCTTACAAGCATCCAAATTGCTTCTGATGCTGTATTGAGCCATATGGTCCCTAATATGAAATTTGCATAATCAGTAGGTGTAGGATCAAAAGCACGCGAGAAGAATGGCACCGGAGTCCGTGGGTTTACTCCCAAATATCCAAGTGGATTGAGGCCATTGAGTCTAAAATTTGAATTATTTTCCATTGATTTTTTCCTCTAGCACTTCGATACGTTTTAAAGCTTTCTGTAATTCATTGAGTAACATTGCTGGAAGATCATGATATTTAACTGAAAATGGCAATCCATTAGCATCAAGATTAACAAGATCTGGTAGAACTTGGCTCACTTCTTCTGCAATCAATCCCATTTGTTGAACATTATTAGTATCTTTCTTCCAGGTAAATGTTACTGGACGCAGTTTAAGAACATCAGAAGAAGCATCGCTCATGTCTTGTATATTTTGCTTGAATCTTTCTGATGATACTGTGATTCCCATTTCACCGGCAGATGTGATAAAAACAGCATTAGCCGATATAGGGTTATTTGCGTTGTTAAAAATACCATTTATAAAAGTATCATTATTTGCAGTAGTACCTATAACGATAGGAGAAGATCCAGTAGGAGTAGTTAAATCTGCTGAGTTTCCTATAGCAATAACGTTGGTGTACCCATTAGGAGCATTACTTACGGAATTCCCAATAAGTATACAGCCAGTTGAACCACCATCACTTACTGAAGAACCAATACCGATACCGTTTCCAGTTGGCATTCCTGCACTAGATCCAATTGAAATACAGTTATTATTTGCATTTGAGTTTGCACCTATGGAAATATTTCCCGCGGATGCTGGACCTGCAGCAGATGCATAACCGATCGCGATGCATGTAGAATTTGAACAAGCTGAACCTTCTCCAAGTGCAACAGATTGAGTTGCGGAATTACACTGAGCTCCTTGACCAATAGATACACTACTAGAAGATGCAGCAGATTGATAGCCAATTGCTACACTATCCGTAGAGGTAGATACACCAGTTATAGATTGGCCAATGGCAGTATTACCATTAGCATCTGATGCTATAAATGACATTGTAGATCCTGATCCACTGAACTCTACGGTTTGGCCATCAGTTTGTAATCCAGTAAACGTTACCGTTGACCCGGTTACACTGCCTGAGTCGCCATCGATAGTTGATATTCCACCACCACCACCACCCGTAGCAGCTATTGTTATTGTATTAGCTCCTGGAGTTATGGTAATATTTGAGCCAGCAGTTAATACAGCTGTTCCAAGTTGATCGCCTGACTCTGTGACTACAGTTGCTACAGAACCGACGTTAACACCAGCAATTCCACAAATAACTGCTTTGCCGATATTTCCTGCAGTACTTGATCCAGTTCCATTGCCAATACGCAATACATGTGATTCAGAAACGGTTCCCTGTGTATTATATCCGATGCAAATATTCGAAGATTCACTTGATGTATAATTGAATCCTGAAGATCCGCCAATAAATGTGGAAAAACTCCCGGTGGTGATTTGAAGCCCCGCGTTTTGACCATATGCGACATTATTTGACCCAGAGCTTAGAGAATTCAATGCGGCTTGGCCCATCGCCATATTACTAGCACCTGATGTCAATGAAGTAAGGGTCTCTAATCCTATTCCAGTATTGAATTGGCCGCTTAGAGTTGCATTGCCTGATAAATTTCCGATGAGAGTATTATCATTAGCATCGGTAACATTTAGCGTTGATGTTGCCCCTGAGTTTACAAATTTAACCGATGATCCACAATTTTGAGTCGAAACACCAGCTTTAATAGTTACAGTGGAACCAGTAATAGATCCGCTGTCCCCATCGATAGTAGTTATTCCACCTGAAGCAGCATTAGCCCATTGCGGTAATGCTCCGGCTCCCTGAGATGTCAGCACTTGGCCAGAAGTTCCTACTCCTGAAACATTCTGCAATGCTCCCGTACTTGTAGTACCACCGGTAATGACAGAATAGGCTGTAAAACTTGTATCTCCTGTGCCACCACCTGCTACTACTGCTGTGCCGAATATTGGTTGCGATGCTGAACCCTGAGATATTAAGGGGACACCCGACGTTGCGCTAGGGGCAACGTTATTTAGTGCGTTCGATACTCCACCAGTCTGAACATTGTATTGTGTTATACCGGTCAAGGATATCGTCGCTGTGTTTGGGCCAGATGTTCCTGTGGTAGTAAGGCTATTGCCACCCGAGATATTAATTACGCCTGCTGTGGGAGTGACGTTATTGCCATCCTGGGTATGTAATGTCATAACGGCACCTGAAGCGGATGCATTCTGATAAGTCGGAGCTGCACCAGTTCCATTACTCGTCAAAACCTGGCCAGCTGTTCCTGTTGCTGTTGTATGCAATAATTGAGTCCCCGTGTCCCAATAAACGGTACCATCAAGAACGGTTAGATTTGTTTGATCAATAGTTGCCGTGCCAGTAGTTGTAACTGGGTCAGGCGTGCTTGTAAGACCCCCATTGAAAGTAATACTTGTAACCGTTCCAGAACCAGGGCCGGAAGTTGGTATTAGTCTGCTCAGTTGACTCATAATGCACCTGCCCCAAAGAAGGTTGAAAGATATACCGTTCCTAATGTAGGCGCACCTTTAACATAAACTCGTTGACCTTGAGCGATATTGAGTGCTCCGCCACTAAGTGTCATATTGGCTGTTATATCTATAAGGATATAAGACTGACTTGGTATAACAAAATGATCATTTATTCCATCAAAGCTGAAGGTTAAAAGAACATCTGTCGTATTTACTATATAAAGTATACGGGAAGGATTAGAAAGCCCCGTTCCGATACCTGCGTATGTTCCAGAAATTGAGCCGAAGGCCAGTGACCTGAGCGTTTCTGGGTACAGCCTTACGGCTAAATTTGCTGAAGACATAATAATTCCTATTTACTTGCTGCTTGTGGTTGATAATATCCGCTAAGATATACATTTCCTGACATGGCCGTTACACCGCCTACCCATACTTGAGTACCAGCCGCGAAGTTAGCGATTGAAGTATTGGGTTGAGCATTCGTTTGTGCTTGTAATTGAGCAGTAGTATTGGCTGGCACAACATCATTCAAAGTTGATCCATCA